TTCTAATGTGTTAACTTCTGGTGTTTGGGTTGGTGCGTATTTTTCGTATTTAGGATATCCTGGCATTTATTATATATACACAAAAAAAATGTGGATTTTCATGATACCAATACTATTAATATTAAATGATTACATCAAATCACCTATAGATAGATTGTATTTCCAAACACCTTTGCGTCCACTCGTTGGTATACGAAATTCAATCGTAGATTTATTTTTTTATAAACCGCATTACTCAGTAGACGATTTTATAGGACTTTGGCGGGTACAGAAACACTTTTTCGATATAAAAAATGAATACGATACTTTATATAAGAATAAACAAAAGTATTATTTCCATGACCTCGATCCATGGTTTGAATATAATCAAAAATATTATTACTATAAAATACATGATTTCCCAAAACTATACGCATTTTTAAAAACTGTACCATGTGTTAATCATGCCACGATTGCGGTCATGGAAGGAACAATGTCTATACCAGCACACCGCGCCGAGAGTAATTTACAGTTACGGTACCACTTAACACTCGAAGGAACAAGTAATCTTACTACAGAGTTTGATATTCATCAACATAAACCCGGTGAAGATGTTCTTTTTGACCACTCGCGATACCATGGTGTTGATAAAACCGATGAAGAAAAGCGTGTTGTTCTTATTTTAGATATTAATCGTTTTTATAAATTTCCATGTATAAAATAATTCTGTCTTTATCCGATTGATTTTCTGCCCAATGTTTTTTACGAGCATTCATGATTATATGTTTACCATCTTCTTCTGTAACTTCACCTAGATCTATATGATGAAGTATACAGTTTTCTGGACATTTAATACCTAAATGATATGTAAATATATAATCATCACCTACATAATCAACGTGTTCCTTGAGTTTTACACCCCCTTTCATTAATGAAAACCCAGCTACATGTATACCTTCGATTGAAGATAAGAGTTTTGTTGTTTCTGGACATAAGTTACAATTACTTGTAATAAAATTACCATCCCATATAAGTGGCCAACTTACCCATGATTCCTGAACATGATCCTGTCCACCCTTCAACCACCCATATTTACCATCTGTATATAGCATCATAACTTGTTTTAGATATTCAGAACCAACCCATTCACCTTCTTTACGGGGATCGTCACGTATGAAATTTTCTGGTAATAAATCTACTTCCCTTTGTAAAATATGAACATGATCTTTTAATTCTTTCAAATGCATTATTCCTTATAAATGTTTTCGACACACCGCTTTATACATGTCATGATCGCCAACAAGTTCGAGTTCATCGTTTTGTACGATACGTTTTGTAAATGGTCCATGCGTTCCATCCATACATTCCATACACATTGCTGATATCTTAAACACTTTATCGGCGAGAGGTACACAGTCTATAAGTTCACCAAACTTTCTTTGTTTATAATCCCCATCAAGACCCGCGAGTAAAATCGTTTTACCCGAATCAAGAACTTTTTCAACAAACTTTTTAAGACCAGTGAAAAATTGAGCTTCATCCATAGCTATAACGTCAACACCTGAAAAATCAACTTCATCGAGATTATTGGTTTTTATACAATCGAAACGAACATTATCATGTGTACGTAAAACATCTTCGGAAGCGCGTGTATCTTTTTTGGAATTTATAACGAGAATACGTTTACCTATAACTTTGTACCGTTTTAAACGTCGAATAAGTTCGGACGTTTTTCCTGAAAACATGTTACCCATAATAATTTTAAGACTCATTTCTAATTATACGTTACACTATTTTAAATGGTTTTAAAGAAACAACTCTTAGATTAATAAAAACATGGAAACACTTAGAATTAAACGATTAACTCTCGAAGCAACTTTACCGACACGCGCATCACCTGGATCTGTCGGGTATGATTTATATAGTATCGAAAACATGACGATCAATGCATGTGAACGTGGTATTGTAAGTACGGGTATTTGTGCAACGATCCCACAGGGTGTGTATGGTCGTATTGCACCTAGATCAGGTTTAAGTGTAAAACACGGTATTCAAACGGGTGCTGGTGTTATTGATCCGGACTATACTGGTGAATTGAAGGTTATCTTGTTTAATCACGGGAGTGAACCGTTCGAAATTAAACAAGGCGATAGAATCGCCCAACTCATTTTGGAAAAGTGTGAAACACCACTTATTGAGGAAGTTGATGAATTAAAAGAAACAAAACGTGGCGAACGAGGTTTTGGATCTTCTGGTAAGAATTAACGATCGAAGGAAATACCATGATGCGAAATACCAAAATCTGTATCGCACATATACTTATCTGGTATTTTATACTGTTCAAATACTAAACTTATTCGTTTTTCGGTATTATTTTCACAAAAAAATGGTTCAACAAGATGATTTGTATCACCCCGAAATGTTAATTTTCTACCTTGTTTTGGTGTATATTGTGTTTTAGTTTCTAATCCACCTCTTGAACCAAAAGGAGATAAATATAAATTACCACCTTCACAGTTTTCTGGTATATTTATATATAGTATAGTTGTACATACTGGTAATATCATTCGTTTAGTCCAATCCTGTATACCTATACTATCATCATAATGTCCATTTATTTCATTATACTTTTCTGAATTATAGGAATTACTTAGTATAGCTGTATTGACAATATATGCATTTGTACCGGGTTGTTTTATCCTGTCAAATATTTTATAAATTTTTTCTAATTTTTTTTCTAGAAACATTTTTTTAGAATCTTCACTTGTATTAAAACGAATTATCGTGTTCTTCCCCCAATCATTATTTAATAGTTCGTGTTTTAATATATATTCTTTTAGGTCTTTGCATTCTTGTTGTGACAAGAAATCATCTTGAATGTCAATAAGAGGAAATCCATTTGGGTGTGATCTCTTGAATGAAAAATAACTGTCTTCTAATTCAATATATTGATTTATGATGTATATTATTAATATTATTGAAAATATATAATATAACACTTTCTTCATATCTTATATACATGTAATAATTAATTACCAAATGCGATACCGCCCATACCATTCTTAATCCTGAGAATGTTATAGTTGACCGCATACGCACGAATCATATCAATGTTTGCATTTGCAACAGAACCAGTGTAATTAATATTTATCTTCGCATTATCGATTCTCGAAAAGTTCAAGGTACCCGCTGGCTGAGACTTGTTCATGGTAAGACAGAATGGCCACGTATATATTTGTTCCAAATCGACTGTAGTGTTAAGAACCGAACAGTGTCTCGATGGAACAACGTTTCTGTGGTATTCGTGTGTCATATTTTCAAAGAGTGGAACACCGTTAATAAGCATAGACGCATCCGTGAACGTGTATGCCGTATTCGATTTATTACCCGCAGCTATGTGAACGGCCTTTACTGGGTGATTAAAGTAGGTCAAATCAATCGACGTATCGGAAGCAGACATTGGTTGGTGTTGTGTTTGTGTAATGAGAAGTTCGTGTTCATCATTTGCAAAGAATTCGCGTTCGTCTGTGTCGACAAATACGTACGAACCGTATACTTTTGGTCTAGTACTTGGAGCAAATGTACCATTTCTACATTTAATTCTAATTTCAACTTCGTGGTATTGAAGACCGACAAGTGGTAAAGATTTCGTCCAATCTTCACTGAAAAAGAATGGAATTATGTAACTCCCACTCGATGCATTAGCACCACCGTCTTGGGTCGTCATGGCACACGACGCTTTTGCCGAAGATTCGTTATATAACGTATTGTGTACAGTATTAATGAAAAGTGTATCCAATTTTGTAACTTCTTGACCACCAATCCACAAAGAGAATTCAGTTGGCGAAGTTTCAGTCGCTGTCGAATCCGAAAAAAGAGAGGCATCGTTATTACGACTATTAATATTGGTATTTTCAATCCACACGTAACTCAAGAGATCACCTTTCGATTTGATAGGAATGGAAACTTCGTTTCCCGATTGGAACGTCCCGATATAATCCATACGTTCTGGTTTTATCGAAAAGTTTGTGTGACGTTTATAGTTTTGTCTAAAAAAAGAGACTTGAGGATCGCCTGTGATATAGACGTCCTGGGCACCGACTGAG